CACAGCAACGTACTGTTGGTGGTGTATCTAAGCAAACTTACCCAGTAAACGGTTGGTTGAACCAGTTTGCTGATGTTGCTGATGACTTTGGTAATGATGGTATCCGTTTGATGCAACAGATGGCAATCCAAGCAAACACTGTTACTCACATGGGTGAGATTCAATGTGTGCTTTTGTCTGAAGCTGCTATGGCTAACTATCGTCGTGCTTTGTTCCAGCAAGAGCGTTACATCAACGAAAAGACTCTTGATGGTGGTCGTATGCAATTGGCATTCGGTGGCGCAGTTGTAGAGCAAGACCTTGAACTTGGTTACACTGATGCTGACGGTTCTGTCATCTCTGGATACTTCCTTAACTTTGACGGTGTTAAGTTGTGCATGCACAAAGATGCTGACTTCGCTGTTTCACCTTTTGAGCACATTTCAGGAACTACTGCACGGGCTGCCCAATTGTATGTTAAAATGCAATTGATTGCAGACCACCTTGGTTCTTGTGGTGTTCTTGCTAACGCTGATCAATATTCCTAAGGGAGGCTATCATGGCTACTAATACTATTATTCAATACTTGGAAACAAGTGCATACCCTGCTGATCAACGTGATGGCTCTTCAGAAGCCGTTGGCATTGAAGCAAGTAACCGTCGTCAAATCGAGACGTTTATTAGTGGTGCTGCTATTGCTGCTAATGACTTGGTTGCTTTGGACTTTTCACAGACTGCTGATGGCGATATGGCTATCACCATTGTAAAGGCTGACAGCGCATCTGCTGACAGTATTGCAGTGGTTGGATTTGCTTTGAACGCTGCTACTGATGCTGGTGAAAACGTAGACGTTACTATTGCTGGGTTGCACCAAAGCGCAAATGTTGCTGGTGCTGTTGCCAAAGGTGACCGCTTAAGTATTTCAGCTGTTGCTGGACAAGCAGACACGTATGTCAACTCTGACACTGTGCCTATCATTGCTTACGCTTGTGAAGACGATACGGCAAATGTTGGTTCTGTATTTGTTATCAAGCAGTTCTAAGTTAGATTTTCTATCAAGCCGAAGGGGTGGGTGTTTCGCCCGCCCCTTTTTTCGTATGGTGACCTATGGCAAATTTAAAAGCACTCAGACAGAAAGTAAAGAACATTACTGACTACAGTCCTGAACTAGCACAGTTTGATGACCAGCTAGACGAGCTGTTGAACGATGCGTATTACTGTATTTGGACCATGAAGCGATGGAACTTTACCACCAAGCTAGACACCATGCGAGTCCACACTGACATCTTACCAGGCACAGATACAGAAAACAATAGTGGCAACACTGTCACGGCAAACGTAAAGAAGGGTGAGCGAGAAGTAGCATTTATTGCTTCTATTGACCGTTTGCATCAACGTGACGTATGGGAAGGTCAACCCATAGAGATTGATACGATGGAGTACACCATCAGTCGTATCAACGATGATTTTGACAAGATTTTATTGGATAGACCATTTGAAGGTAGCAGCAGCACCACTAACAGCAACTGGAAGATTAAGAAGCGATTCTATGACCTACCGGAAAACTGTTTGGAACTACTATATCTAGGACACAGAGACTACCCATACGTGAGCGTGAGTGGCTCACAGAATCCATATGGTAAGTCTACTGCTATCATGCCAAGGCGTGAAGAGGACCTAGACCTTAGAGTGGACTACACGCAATCCTATGCTGAAGCATACATTACAAGTCCATCACAGAACATTGCACCAGGTGAGCAGACTACATTGACTGAGACACTACCCGGTTCAGGTGAGTTCCAAACAGGTGAGTACTACGAGTTTGCATGGGCATTTATCAAGAATGGCAAGATAGGTGCATTGTCTGAACCATCAGAAATTGAAATCACAGTAGACAATGGTGCTATCAAGTTACAGTTTACCAGCTGGGATGACGAGCCTATATTTGCTGACACCTACAACAACAAAGACCAAAGACCTGCACAGTGGGAAGGGTACCGTAAAGTAGTAGTATGGAACAAAAACTACGACAAAAACACAGGTGAGCGCAAAGGACTTCCGTGTTGGTTGTTTGTGACCAATGGATTGAGCACCACATCCGGTACTCGTAACGATTTGGACTACTTAAAACCGATTGTGGTAACTGACATAAACTCATTTGTTAACATTGTAAAGACCAGTCAACTAGACAATGGTTCAGCACGGTACGTAGAGATTGATGGGTTGCATCAACAAATCAGACCATACCCACGTCCGATTGGATATGACTTTGAGGTAGAAAGGGTAGAAGAAGAAGACACGGTTATTGTGTACCACGACTACGTACGAGAAATGGTAAGGCGATACATGGTCAAGCCAAAAGACATGCTACTCAATACAGATGTGCCACAGATGCCATATGAGTTTCATCAACTGATTGTGTACAAAGCCCTAGAGGACATCTACTTGAAGTTGGGTCAACAAGGTCTAGCCGCTACGTATGAAAAGAAATACATGAAAGAAATCAACAACTTAGCCAAGCGATACGTAGATAAGATTGACCAACAAGTTGTACGTGGTCGCTTCCACATGTCGATGGGTAGACCAACGTATGACGGGTCATCACTTCGGAGACTTCCATGAAACCACAACGGTTCCGTAAGTATGTGCCATGTGGTGGTGTCAATGAGGTTCTGACACCCAATCTAGGTGATGCCAATCAAATCTTTAACTGTCGATACGCAGATGAGGATGGGTGGGTAGCCAACATCGGATTCGAGAGTTGGTGGCAAGTGCCGTCTAGTTTCACAGTGACCAGTGACATCATGACCAAGTACTTTACAGACAAAGTAGATGCGGTGTACCAATGGAAGAGACAGGGCACCAAAGACATCTACACGTTTGTAGAGCAGGGTGGCAAGCTGTACTATATGCTGGGTAACAAGAACGCAGGTGATTTTGACGCTGACATCGTCACGATTGACACAGACCGGTATATACCTAAACTAGGTGACATCGGTTCACAGTTTGTTAACCTGGGACAGCACCTATTGATTATCAATGGACGCAATCGGGCTATTCTTTTTAGTGGTGATCAAGTCTACCGTGACTTTGGTTTTGTACTACAAACACCATCTGCCAATCCACTTGACGTGGATACAGACTATCAAAACGGTGATGTTCTTAGTGGTGGTGCTGCTGTATTTTATGGTAAGAACTCACAGTATGGTTTGGGTGGTGTAACTGAAAACGTACAGTACACTTACAACTACAAAATGTCTATGATTACAGACTTGGGTGCAGAGTCTCCATTGTCAGCTACACAAAGTGTGTCATGGTCCATACCCAACGCACAAGAAAAACGATATGGCGTGGCACTTGACTTGCCAATCGGACAAGAAGGTGTGGTCGCAAGACGCATCTATCGCACCAAAGAAATAAACGACAACGGTGAGATTTACTACTTTGTGGCTCAACTTGATGAGAACTCCAGTCGATTCTATATTGATGCGATGCCAGACAAGTTTCTCGTAGACCAAGCACCATCGTTTACGGCTAGTGCTGCCATCACCACAGATTGGAAGTACGGTGAAGTATGGGACAACAGACTGTGGCTTGCAGCAGGTAGTCGTATTATCTATTCTGATAGTGGTATCTTTGAGCAGTTTGGGGCTTTGGCATACTTTGATTTGGGTAACCAAACTGGTGGCGACATTACACAAATGGTCGCCTTTTATAATAATTTAATTGTATTCCGTGAAACGGCTGTAAATATTATAAGTTTTGATGCTGGTTCTTATAACATCAGCACCATCACTAATACACTAGGAACAGTTGCCAGTAACGCAGTAACTGTCATACCGCAGTTGGGTGTTGTGTTTATCAATGAACAGGGCATTTGGATGCTGTCAGGTGGTTTGAATGGTGGTGCATCTATACAGATGCAGAAGATAAGCAAGCCTATCGACAAGCAACTGAAGCGTGTCAATCATTCGATGATGCACAAGGCGATTGCTGCGTACTCGTATCGAGAAAAGGAAGTGTGGATACACGTACCTACAGACGATGAGACGACACCAGGCTTTGGCTACGTACTGCACTTGGAGCCAAACGTACCTATGTGGTCCTTCAGAAGCACTTTGGATGATTCAAGTAAGTCATACTGGAGTGCTATGACAAGCACAGTCAATGGGTATTTCCTGCTTGGCAATGACCCGAACTGGACACCGGCAGATGATGCAGTCACCAACAAGTTTGGACCACTACAAGTAATGAGTGCTGCCAACAGCTGGGGTCAGACGGCTACCATTACCGCCTTTGGTGATAATGTGGTGATGACGATTACAGACACAGCGCATGAAGGTGCAATGTGGGAGAGTGCTTGGTATGCCTACGACGACAACAGTGTTAAGGTGCGATACTATAGTGTAGAGGTACGCATCATGTCGTATGGTGACAACAACTTCGACTTCTACTATGGGGTAGACTACTCGTATGTAGAGAACGCCACCACATCGCAGAAACAGGCAAAGTCTGAAACGGTGTATACACTGCAAGAAGACCCAGTGTTTGGCCCCACAGACCGCAGTATTACCAAGGTACCCTTCAAGGTAAACAGTAGCAAACTAGCCGAAGGAAGGTTGATCACTTTGCGATACGACGTAAACACACAACTGTGTGACCAGTTTCAGTTTGGCATCAAGACAACCAATGACCAACAATGGCATCTAGTGTCATTTAACTTGCTGTCAGATGCACAGGCTATGCCTGCACTCAACCAGTCTACGAGGACGTCACGATGAAAGTATTTACACAAGTAGGTCAAAAGAACTATGACCAGGTAAAGCCAGAGAACATCAATGACAATACACGTGCTGTGATTGGTGAGTACAATGGTAGATTGGATGGACAGAACTTTCCAGTGGATACCATAGATAAACTTAAGTTTGCACCACCAACACTAACATCACAAAGCACTTCAAATGTGTATGGATTCAAACATGAGGGGCAAACACAGGACTATCACTTTGTTAGACGTTGGAATACCTATGAAGGCAGTATTAATATACACTTACCACTGGTGGCTTTTGACTTGCAAAACAACAGTTGGTCTAGCGGTTGGAACGATTTGTCTGATATAGATGCCGCCTTCAATGACTTAGTATTAGAGTTTGATGCCAAGAGTGGAACACTTAACGGATGTTTTGACATAAACTTCCGACATGGTATGGACATTTTAGAAAACTCTAATCAAACAGCTGTACCGTGGTCGGAGAACTGGTGGTCACGATGGGGTTTGTTTTGCAATGACATACTAATTGCAGAAACTGGCAGGGTGTATCCAAGGCTGGCAAACTTATCTATTCCATTTAAGTTTTTTGTGGGAAGTCAACCTGTTCGATTGCAACTAAAATGGCAAACAATCACAACAAATCCAGAAGATGAACTTGGTGTTGATGACAATCCTATTTCTATCATGGAAATATACGGTGCATCAATTTGGGCTTGCAATACAAAGAGGTAAACATGGGACGTATTAGCAATCAGTACTTTGGAGAAGGTCAAGCACCAACTGCACCGCAACTTAATGCTGTTTATGATAGTGTTGCTGGTGATGATGTTGAGGATGTAAACCTAGATACTGAGTGGGCACAACGTGAGCATTTTAGTAGTTCAAACTCAATTGTTAATCTATACACGTTTGACTACGATGGAGTAGTAAATTGGACGACAACTAGCACTGCATTTACAACCATTGAAAATGTAGCATCAACACCAAGTAAAGTAACGCCAAACTACAGTTCGCATTCTGATGTCGTTATTCGTGTTCATGCCAGTGGTCTTGTGGCTGTTGTTGATTTAGATACGGATGATGGCGATGGTTCATTGGCAGAGATTGACCACAACACCTACGCCTTTCGATTGCTCATGTCTTTAAATAGTAGTGGTACACCAAGTACTGTTGACATAGCAAATTGCACATACAGTTTTACTCCGAAAGGTGCTTACACTACTGAAGCAACAGGCACACAACTTAAAATCAATTACGTAACATTTTGTTTTAGTGGACTGTATACTTTGCCAGCAGGTAATGTTATTGATGCCATTGAATTGCAAGCGTGTGTTGGGCTAACAAACAATGAGATAAACATTCAGCATAATCACATTCAAGTTATCATTGTGGAGAACTAATGGGATTTACAAAGCCATATACGTACGTAAATGATACAGTGTTATCAGCAACTGACCATGCGTCAAACGAAGATAAACTGAGGTCATATGTTAACCAAGAAATCGAAGATACAGACGTGGATACTGATACCATTGTTGGAGAGAGTATTGCTACCCCTAGGCTTGTATCTTCTGTACAAACTGCTGACTTTGTTTCTAAAACTTTACAGGGTGTATCAAAGTTACGACTCCCACAAGAATATAGTTGGTTCACGTCGACCACTAAGAGCGACAATCAAATCTCTACTACGGTAGAAGACTACCAGTCACTAACAGACACTGGTTCAGAAGTAGTCATTACCAAGAATAACACCAAAGTGATGATTACTTTTTATGCCAAAGCTTTTGGGCAGACCAACTCAACTGTAACTAGAAGTCCAGGCAATGGCAGATGGGACAATAGGTTTCTGCTTATTTATGAAAAAAGCGGCATTTTAACTGAATATACAGGAACGTCAACATATGTCTTTGAACTGTATACTGGTGTCGTACCTACGCCAGGTGCACCAGGCGGTGCAGCGGTTGACGCTGGTGCAGGAGGTACAGCAGGTGGACATCGCAGCATAATGATTACACGTATGTTAACATTAGATGCAGGACGATATAAGTTTTCAGTGGCAGTCAATGCCAAAGTTGAGAAGGGCAACATTAACTGTCAGTCTTTTACAATAGAAACATTTCATGTGTAGGTGAACTATGGCAATCGGAACAATAGGTACAACGGCAGGTTTGATGGCATTGAAGGCAGCTGCGGCAAAAGGTGGAGCAACTTTAGGGGCTAGTGCCTTAGGCAAAAGCGCATTATTGAGTGGAGCAGGTACAGCTATTGGTGCGTTGCCAGACATCATTCCAAGCAAGTATGAGCGTGAACAAAGAAAACGACTTCGTGAGATGCAGCGCAAACAAGAGATGGGTGCGCTAGGATTGACAGAGCGTGAGCGTGCTCAGATTGAATCACAGATGCGTGGTGCTAGACAACAGGCACAACAGTATGCGGAAGCAGAACGTGCAAGACTTACACAGCCCACAGCACAGCCACAGATGGCGTTGCTAGGTCAACAGATGCAGGATGAAAGTAGGCAGCGTCTAGAAGCGGATTTGGCATCGCAGATACTAGGTATGGATTTGACACGTAAAGCACAGCAAGAACAAGAGATTAGAGACCTCGAAGCAGCGCAGGGTCAATATCGCAGAGCCAGAGCAGAAGGAATGACGGCACCATTCCAGTCTGCTGCTGAAGCCTACACTAGTCAGTTGGCACTAGAGCGTCTACTTGGTAACTTTGCAAAACAGCAAGTACAACAGGCAGGTCAAGTCGCAGTGGCACAAGAAACTGGTAAGGCTATTGCGCAATCCGCCTTAAGCACTCCACAAGGACGACAAGCATTGCAAACAACTATTGGACCGACTTTAGGACTAGACGCATCGCAAATAGCATTGTTTACTGAAGACGGAAGCATAAACGATGTATCCTATATGGCGCAACCGGATAGACAAAGAGAGGCTGAAGAGGCTGCATTATTTTTGCAACAGATGGTAACAGGGAGACAGTAAAATGGCTATTCAACAAGTAGGTGGACAAGGGGTATACGTCATCACTGGTAGTGGTCGTGACCCTAGAAAGACAACTAGTGGACAGTCATGGGCTGACCTGGTAACTCAACAGAAGTACATGTTGATTAAGCAAGCCCAAGCAGATGCCAAGCAACGTATTGACAGAGAGTATGCTGATTACGATGCTCGATTAAAAGCATACCAAGATATGCAGGCTGACATTCGCAAACAGATTGATATGGCTCGTGGCGATGTACAGGCTCTACGATTGAAGGAAGCAGAAGCCCAAATACGCATGAAGGAGCTGCAGTACAAGCAAGAAGCAGAACGAGCAGAGGGACGTAGACAAACCATTAGAACTACTGAAGGCGGTGGCACTACAAGTACTCGGGGACCAAGACCACCAAAGAAAATGAGTCAAGTAGATTTTCAAAGGTCTTTGACTGATGAAATTGCCGCAAATGATAAAATCGCAGATGATGCGTACAAACGGGCTAGTGATAGAATCGAATCGGAAAAGATACGTTCGATGATTAGTAAAAGTAGTCCAACATTTTTTACTCCAGAAGAAAAAGAAATCTATGCAACACTTGATCCTCAAACTAAGAAATTAGTTACTAGCGCAGTAGCAGCACAAGGTGAGTCAGAACGTTTGCAGTCTATAAGAGCTGACTATCAAGAAAAATTAGAGACTAAAGACTTAGCAGGCGCAAGAGCCATTATTGACGAGTATCAAGGATTGGCACCTCAAGTAGACACTGGTGGTGATACCACAACGACTGGTGGTGACACAACGGTATACACAACAGAAACATACAAAGACAGACAGCCTGTACCTGAAGCACCAGGTGTAGATTACAGCGCAATGATTACTCCACTTGAAGAGCGGATACGGTCACTGGAGCAACAGCTTGTATCAGGTCAAGCACCCACAGCACCTGACTTAAATCAAACAGACTTGATGCGACAGATAGCAACTGAAGACTATGGTTTGAGAAGTTCATATAGACCACCAACACCAGCACCAACACCAGCACCAACATCTGAAACAGAAATGGCAATGGATGTATTGGGTGCGAGTGGTCCTGATGGTTTGTATCCACGTGATGCAGCTCAAAGCGCACAGATTGCTTCATTGGTAGCAGACCCTGTACGACCACCGACTCCATTTACAATGGAAGAAAATGTTAGTCGTGGTGTTGTTGAAGAAGATAGACCACGTGAATCATTGGGTGGATTGCAGGCTGATCAGTTTGAGTTTAAGCCTTCAGTAGTAGAAAATGTAACACCTGAGCCTGAACCAGATATACAACCATACATACGACCTGAGATTGAGCCTAGAATACAGCCTAGACCAATGCAAACAGAAATAGGTGATGCTTTACGGCAAGAGTATACAGACAGAGTTCTTACTCCACCAACACCAACACCAACAGGAATCCCACGTCCAACTGGTAGCATTCAAGAACTCTATCAACGCATACTACAGACACAAAAGAAACCAACACTACAAGGTGAGTTTGACCCTGTAAAGTTTGGCACGCCTATGCAAAAGAAGCAACTTGCATTGGAAATGATTATGCAGAAGGCACAGGAACTTGGTCCAAGTAATCCTGCGTACTTAAAGTATAAAGACCAAGTGATTAAACAGTTAGAGCGTGTACTTGACCCAAAGAAATACCGTCAGATCAAAATGGTTGAGAAGAACCAAGCACAGAATCGTGGTGATTACATGGCACTCTCAAAGCAGGTGCGTGGTTTAAATGAAACAAGTGCTCGATTGGTAAGTAGCTTGTTTCCAGTAAACGAAGAAACAAAGCCGGAAGATGCTGATAGAATGTACAAAAATGCGCAAAAGCAAATCCGTACAAACATACCAAACTCACTTCAACAGAAAAAGAGCAATGAGTTCTTAGACTTAATGTACTTGGCATATATGCAAGAGAAGTAAAATGAAACTGTCACCTGAAGCCAAAAGACTGATTGCAGAAGTTAAGAAACAAAATCCATCGCAAGGCGCAGCGATGGAAATGGCATTCCAGTCGGGCATAGATGCTGCGACTATTCCTGTGTTCCTTGAAGTAGGATTGATGCAAGAAAAGGATGCACGTGGTGTACCTAAATACACAGAGGAAGAAGCCAAAGCGTTGGTCAATGACTTGATGTCAACTGCATTTACAGCAGACTATGGTGACTTTGCGGAAACTGCTGTACAGCCTGCACAACCTATGTTTGGCATCACGCCTTCGATGCCACAAACAATACCAAGTCCAGACAAGCCATTCAAAGAAAAACTTACCGGTGCTTTGTCTCCACAGGCATATATACTTGAAGGCGAACAACCTGGTACAACAGCCTACGGTCAGTTTCAAGAAGAGTACAATCTTGAACCACAACTGGATGAAGTATTACCACAACTGCTTCAAGAGTCGTTTACACTGAATGACGCAGAAGTTGGTATTTATGTAAACGCATTTAAGGATTTGTATCAACAAAACCGTGAGCGTGGACTATCGCAGATGGATGCACAACAGGCTGTATTCGATACACTGATGGGTTTTGCCGATGTGCCTACATTAGAGAAGAAGGGGAAGAAAGAACCAGAAGGCGGTGTGGTCGAAGCATTGCTGCCAAGATTCGATGACGAAGGTCCAAGCAAAGGTATACCAGACTTTGATGGTGATCAAATGCGTTACCTACGCAACATCAAAGAAGCCAAAGTCCAACAGTATATGGCAGAGCGTGAGCCACGTGCTATGGAGTCAAAGATTCCACACTATCGCTTTAATGCTGCCGGTACCAGTTTTACTATTCCAACCAATGTGTATGACTACTTTCTAGCAAACAAGCAACTTGCTGATGATGTATACACCGTTGATAGTCCATTGTTGTCTAGCTATGACATGGACTTGAAGCGGTACTTTGCAGAAAACCCAAAGATGGCAGCATTGATTCCAAAGACCACAGTGGATTTGGTGCCCACTGATGCCAACAGAAAGGCCATGCTACGTGTAGATGCGTACAGTGATATTGGTGGTGGTGAGTGGTATTTGGACCCGGTACGCAAAAGTCTAGTAATGGCAAACCCTGAAGCCTATGCAGGCTTAGCAGAAAGTACACAGATACTTGGTGCGGAAGGGTTGCTTGGTGCAGGTACAATAGAAACTGGTTTGGGATATACTCTTCGATTGGGAATGAGTTTTCCTACGGCACTCATTGTTGGTGCTACAGAGTACCTAGCGTATCCAGCGATAAAAGCAGTTACAGGTGATGACTTTGCTGAAGCAGGTAAAGAGCAACGTAGACTAACACAGCCACAGTATGCAGAAGACCCAGTACTAGGTGCGATTGCTGCCGACAAAGGTATTACAGGTCATGTCGGTGATGCGCTTGATAATCTAGGGGTGACTGGTACTACACGAACTAGAATGGACTATTCACTGTTGGCGTTTGACCTTTTTCTCAATCCTGATGTAGCGGCTACAGTTGGGGCTGTCAAAGGTTTGTGGAGTATGGCAACCGCTGGAGATTTGTATCGTGCTAGAAAAGCACTTGGTGAAGCAAACAACGCATCAGACTATGCCAAGTTAATAGGGTCAAGTACCATGAAGCCAATACTCGATGACTTCAACTTGATTTCATATACAGCCAAGAAGATGGCTCCAAAGCATGTTGACAAGATAAATAACTGGAGTATGGGTGACGGACGCATCTTACTGACAGCAGACGTACAGAAAAGTCTGTCGGCTAGAAATGTAGCCAATAAAAGTGATACTCCACTTATGGATTTATACAATGATGGACTGGACGAAACTGGCTATGCCACTAATCTAAGAAGATTGGTGGACGAACAAGGCATTGACGAAGTTACAGCAGTCAAACAATTAGATGAGCTGTACACCAACAACAAAGCACTGGATGAATACAACGAATATGTAAAGATACTTGATGATGCAGAAGAGGTTGGGATTCAAACTGCTGTCAACAATGCCAAACAGCGTGGCGTTGTAGCCGACTTGGAGTATCTAGAGGACTTGTACAATAGTCGTGCTGCTGATCAAGTTTTTGGTTTGAATCAAATAAGAAAAACACAAGATGCACTTGACACTATTTACGCTCGCAAAATGGTATTTGAAAACACACCACGTATGCGTGGATTAGAGAAGATACAGTTTGTTAGTCGTGATGCTGCTATTCATAAAGATGCTTACCCAAAGTTTCTAGAGCGTGTAAACAACGACCCTATTGGACAAGTGTTGAAAAGAGCAATCACTCCAAGGACTCGTACTGGTATGGAAATGGTACCTGCCGTAGAAGCACGTGGTCGATATGGTAGTGACTTTGACGCAAGAATGATTGGTGCTGACAAACCTGACGTTGTGTTTTACTTAGATGGTCTTGATGCAGATTTACTGAAATCTGAAATAGAGTCACTGCCATTGCCAGAAGCAACGTACGAAAGGATTACCACGTCACTTGACCAAGGTAAACTGTACGGTGATGATTACAATGAAATACTTGATCGAGTGAGCACCAGGCAAGCCATGGGATTGCAAGAGGGCTTGACGACAGAGGACATAAACTTACTTAGTCCAAGTTTACAAAAGCGTTTAAAGGAAGCAGAGGGAACCAGTTATAGACAGGGCTTCCTTCCTTTTGATGCTGCAAGGTCGATGTATGACACTATGGCGGATGCCTTTGGTTCTGCAAACGCATGGGCTAGAAGGGCACTGGGTCGTAGCAAACCGGTACTCAAAGACATGAACACTCCTAAGACGGCACCTGTAAATGCACTGGCATATGAGCAGAGTCGCATGGTAGAACGCATCCAGAGACAAGCAGCAGGACTTGACGAGAAACTAAAAAAGCAAACAAAAGAGTTGATCAAACCCAAGTCAAAGGAAATGCGTAAGGAATACGGGATTGATGGTGACATTGAAGTAATGGATGCCGTTGGTCACTTGGTGATTGGACCTGTACCCAAAACCGATGTTGGTGCACTAAAGCAAAAGGCTGGTTTGGAAGACACCCTAGACTACATGTTTAGACAGCTGATTTACGCAGATTATGACATTCTTAACATGAACTACTATGACAGAGGGTTTGCGTACAAGCAGGTAGTACTGGAGGACTTGTATTCCACAGAAGGTAAGGAGGCCTATAAACTGTTTCTAGCGGATGTGGCGGATGAAATTATTGCTGACCCTGGCAACTTTTGGAGCATCTTTGGACAGCGTGTAGATGAGTGGAGCAAGCGCATCAAAGAAGAGCGCATTGACATTATGGACCCGAACGACCCAACCACTAAACTACGGGACGTTGCATACTATAAAATCAACAAGACGCTTGACCCGAATGACATACGTAAAGTCAA